GCAGGAGTAAATGTAACTCCATTTTGAGAGTAGAACAGACTTCCTAATGTTGGTTGTTTATTTACTCTTCTTTCAGTAGAACCAAAAGTAAATTCATTAATCTCAGCTATATAAATTTGATAATCTTTAGAATCAGCAATTACAACTAAAGCATAATCTTGTGTGCCTTTTAAAAATATTGGCTCTTGAAAAGTAAAAGTAGTAGGTGTAAGCTCTGGACCAACCGTATCGACGTTAACTGAGCCAGATGGTAAAACTACAGTGGACCCAGGAATAATATCACTTCCGGAAGGAAAGCCATTAACCATTGGTCTTATTTGAATTTGTACAGGAAGAGCCGCATCTTTTTGAGCGAAGAATAAATCTACTTTCGTACAGTAGACTCCAAGTGGTTCATCTACGTAAAACGATTGCGCAATTGGTTGCTTATTGACTTGATAGCCTAGAGAGGTTACTGCCATTTTCTTATATCCTTTAATTCAAATTTTTTCTTCATCACCTGATATGTTCCTATTAACATCGACATTGGAGTAATAACAATGTCTGCGTAAAGCGCTCCTATAGAGTACTTACCATTGATCTTATTGTCATAAAAATCTCTAACTCTATCAGATTGCCATTGTGACTTTGCTACTAAGTTATCAGCTATTATCTTACCCCAAATATCATAACCTTCTTGCCAGATGACAGACTGTTTTCTATGCCAAGCTCTTAACTTTTTGACTTCAGTAAATGACATATCTCCTCGCTTTTCAGCGGCTGTACAACAATGTGTACCATTATCAGGCGCGTCGTTGTTATTAGTATCGATCTGCGCCCCAGCACCTCCAAAAGGATCCAATGGATCTGAACCTAGACCCGCAAATTCATTAGCCCAGTTTCCATAAGTATTAGCATTAGGATCGCTTGACCATGTATTAGTAGTACCAGTCACTAAGTTAGCATCGCTTATTACAGTGCCTTTGCCGTGGTTATTGTCTCCGCCGTCATCAACTTGATACCTAGCGTTATCTCTTATTCTTACGCCTTGAACGTTAAGTACTCGAGTAGATTGATAAGTTGCTTCTTTAGTATCTAAGAATCCTTTTGCAGAGTATGGAGCTTTTGCTATCGCTGCAGCGTCTGCTTCGTTGTTTGCGCTGATATCCATTATCTTAAATTCTACTTGTCCTACTCTGAACTTGATATTATCGTTATTAGGCACGATAAATGAACCTGTTATTTCGCCATCACCATTAGTGGTAAGAGTTGAAGATCCATCAGGATGAGTAGTTGCTCCTTTTAAAGTATTACCAAAATCTTCTGTAGCATCTGAGTAAAACTGAAAAGCTTCTGATCTTGTAAAATCAGATATAAGTGTACCATCAAAGAAAGGGAACACTCGAGTATTTGGTCTCATCCCTTGAACTTTAAAGAAGACTTTTCTTGATCTCATAAACGGTAACAGTGCTGTTTGAGTAACTCTATCTTCTACAAGTTCAAGTACTGTTTCTTCACTGACAACTCTGTTTACTGTACCTGCTATGGCTCCTGTTGAAGAACCAACTTTAAGATTTTCTGTAGCTATACCACCCCAGTTCCATGACCAGTTATTCCAATTGTAAGCTTGATTAGTTGAAAGTCTAGTTCCACCTGGGACAGTTTTATCAGCTAATCTATTAACGTCTCTCCATTCGTCTGAAGCAGGAGAAAGTGTAGTGGTTCCTTCATATACTACTACTGAGAAAGGATTAATTTGGATAGCTTTACTCGCTAAATCTTGATTTATGTATTCTATTTCTTCATGCTCTAAGTAAATGTTATCACCAATCTTTCTAACGCCTGTAGATTGAGCTGAGTCATATATAAGTCTAATATTTTCTTCTGTAAATGTAGGTCTTATACAATGCTCAACAGGATCTAATGCCGCTCTATATTCAATAGGATCGATAGCTGAAAGAGAGTGCGTTGTAAAGTTATCGATAAAGAATCCACCTTTTGTTCTATCATTTCCAGCAGAATCTAGAACTTGAAAATGTTTTGTATCTAATTCAAGAGCGCTAAGTGAGGTTACTTCTTCTAATTTATCGATTCTTTTTTCCAAGAATCCAATATCTTTCATAGTAAATCTTTTGTGCTCTATCTTTCTTACAGCCACATCTGAATCGTTACCGGTATTGGCGTTAAGTTTAATATCATATAAACCTAGAGTTCCATCTGGCTTGTCCGGAGTTACAGGTGAAAATGCTGGATTACCTCTTATAAATCTTATGATACCATTCCTATCAATTACAAGTTTACCTGCTGTGGCTAAGAAGTATTCTATGTCAGCCTGAATTAAAGTGTTAGTCCTAGGTTGCTTGATAGCTCTTGCAATTCCACCTGCGAATTCTCCATCAGAATCCATGACTGGTCTGAAGTCTAAAACATCTCTCAATGGAATAGTTCTACCATCAGAAAGTCTGTGCTTTGGAATCTGATCATAATTAACTTGACCGGTGTAAGAATTAATCGCAAAAAAGTCTCCAGACACTCCGTGTTCGAAGTGTTGATAATTAATAAACACACTGCCGGCCGGAGCAGATTGACCACCCTTAAGTACGAGTCTTCCTAAGTCATAGTGATTATCTCTTTGTCCATTATCAAGAGTAAATCTGTCTATGTAACTAATATTACTATCACCATCTTTAAGAACTTCGTTAACTGAAAATATATCAGCTCTATTTAACGGCAAGAACTGTTTACCTGTGATAGCATCTGTTTGAATACCTACACTAATAGATCTAGTGCTAAGAGTTTTTGTTTTAACTGAAGCATTAGCTTTATTAACATAAGCAAGAATTTCTAAAGTTTTATTTGCCGGTAGTCCGGTTATTGTTGACGATTGAGTACCAACACCACCAACCGATGGATTGTCAAATAGTGTACTTGGTGATATGATATTACTATCAGAACCAATGATCCAATCGTCGGTATTTGCAAAAGTTTCTCCGGTTCCGGATAACGAAATAGAGGCTGTGCCGACACCATCAGTGGCTGCGACAAATCTTTCTTGTACAGTTAAAGATATATCTGTAAGCGCTTTCGGTCTTGGTCTAGGTAGAAGAAACAAACTGCTACTATTAGAAGTTTCTTTGATTACTGCTTTATTATTTTCTAATATAGGATTAAAGTAATCAGTTATACTTGTTCCAATACTTTTTACGTTTCTAAAAGCTTGACCAGCGTTCATCTTTACGTCGAACAAATTATATTTTAAGTTAATACCGTCTTCGTCAATGGCTTTAACTCTGGCCGTACCTATCGTTGTCCCTTGAAAATCTGAATCATTTTTTAGTGTAAGCTTTTGAAATACGTTTATATTAGGAACACCTTGAGTATCAGAATCTACGTTAGGATTGACTATTACGAAGTTACCATAATCAGCTGCAACTACTTCGTTATTGATCGTGGTAGTTTGAGTTGATCTATTAATTCTTAACGTGGTTGGGAACGTTCTAGAAGCTCTGAATCCATCGACCACTGCGGTACCAGCACTTACGACTAGCTGAAGTTTAGTATTGTCTGAGTCTAAATCGAATCTAGTTGTAAAAGGTTTTACAAAATAGTCTCCAGAGTTTTCAAATATTCTTTTAGCTACAACTTCGTTCGGCACGTTATACGCATCATTAGCATTAATCGCATTATATATCACGCCTTTTTTAACTACGGCAACGGTTACAAAATTTTCGTCCGAATCTACTTCTGTGTCAAGAGCTATAGTTAATCTGATTCTGTATCTGTCGGCTCCCGGTGCAGCTAAGTTTGGAACACTACCTTGATTATCATACAAAGCCGTATTATCTGCAGCGGTTACAATTTCTTCTACAACTTTAAATCCAACGTTTGCGTCTGGAGTATCTGTGTATTTTGATATAATTTTAGATTGATCTTGAGTAAATACAAAATGTCCTCTGGCATAGTAAACACCAGATAGTAGAGTTACTTGCGTACCGACACCGGTGGCTGGATTAGCAGTAGTATTAGTAGTTTGAACTGTAAGTGTATCACTACCATTATTAATATCTTCACCGTTAGTCATTCTAATAGTGGAAGTTCCAGCAAGAGCTGAACTTGTATTAGTGTATTGGACATATAACGTTGCTGGATCACTACCTGAAGCTGCGACTACTTCAAGAACTTTTGCAATTACTCCAGAAGTTTGACCTGTAAATGAAGTACCTACTAGTGTACTAATGTCTGCTGGAAGTGTATTTATTGAAGTGTCAAGTTTTACAAACTCAAACTTTTGATTAATATTAGCACCACCCGGTCGAACAACTGCTCCTTCTTTAAATATATTATCACCAAACCTCTGCATCTCTCTTTGCATGATAGTTTGGCTTTGAGTTAGTTCTCTTGCCTGAAGTGCTCTACCTGAATTAAAAAGTATTCTGTGAAAGTTATCACTGTCCGCAAAATCATCTTTATAGGTAGTAGCAAAGGTTGTATTAGTAAGATTTGTCGCCATTATTTTCGCCTTATAGTGTTACTACAATTTTTATATCTTCTGTTTGATTAGACGCTCGTACTACTGGTGCTCTATTTTCTATGTATAATATCTCTCCACTAGTATTTAAGACATCATCTCTTGTAAATGCATCACTGTCTGCATCTACACCAACTGCTACTAAGTTTGCCGAGTTACCACCACCAGATATAGCTTCGCCTTCTTGAAAAGGTTTAAATCCAGTCTCTTCTGATTGGTGATAGTATACTTTATCACTGTCTATATCATCAACATAAGCTTTAGCTCCAGTTGAACCACCTGTTATTTCAGTGTCAACAGTAAAGTTTGCAGCGTCTGTGTTGCTCGTTACTTGTAAAAACTTTAATACTCTACCAGTAGCTGCCGTAAAGTCAGAATCTACAGTTCCTTTTCTTGGATTTCTCATAAGTACGATTTGTCTAAAATCATTACCTACTACAAAATCTCCTGTTTCTGTTCCTGCTGGTTTTGTATTAAACATAAGAGAAGTAGCTTTAAGTTCGTTTCTACAGTCAGCGCCCATCCCGCTATCTGGTCCAATGATTGCTCGTGCTACTGCACCAGCACCACCGCCGCCAGTTATAGACACGCTAGCAAAATTATATCCGTGTCCCATGGTTATAGCACTGTCTGCGCTTGAGTCTAATTCAATTTTTACCACTGCTCCACCAGAAACAGTTGCTGTGGCAGCCGCGGCTTTTCCATCTCCGTCAATTGTTACAGTTGGAGGTGAAGTATAGCCACTTCCTCCTGCAGTTACGTTGATTCCAATAATCTGACCAGCTGACGCAGCATCTTGAACAGATGCCTGTTGTGCCTCTAAAGAACTTAATCCTGCACCACCGGCAGAATCTAATATTTTTTCTACTGGTACAAAGTTTGCTGATAAGAACTTACTTGCTCTTGTTGCGCTAAGAGCAAATAAAAATTTCCATACATAACCATCTGCAGTTTTAAATGGTTTTACAGAAGTTCCAGTTGGTTTTACTGTAGAAGCAGTAGAATTACCATTAGCATCTTTACCACCTTGAAGTACTATATAAACTTGGTTATCTTCTGTAAGAACGTAATATTGATTTGTAGCTGGAATCTCTGTAAGATTATCGTCATAACCATTATATATTGCGCCTGAAGACCAGTTATATCTAGGAATAGTAAATGTAACGTCTCCTGCTGTTTTTATAGACTGCATAGATGCTCGAGCATTTCTAATAGATCTTGGATTATCTATTGGAGTTGGAACAGTCTCCGCACTGTCCCACGCTTCCGACCTACCAATTCCGATGTAGTATCTAGCAGTTTGAGCTGTAACCTCGTTAAAAATAGTTTGAGTTAATTGTCTTTTTAGAGGATCTGTAATAATTGCTGTCATTTTTTATCTCTACGTAATTGTTACACCAGTGCCGGCTGAATCCGCGCCTGCTAGCATAAACCAGCTGGTTCCATTCCATATACACTGTGTTGCATTATTCTGTGTTACATCAAAAGAGGTACCTTGAGCAAAAGGATGCGGAGTAACTGTTGCGGTACCGGTTCCAATGTTTGTAAAAATTTTAAATTCTCCTGCAGTAGTTCCTGGGCCTAAAGCTAATGCAAGCGAGCCAGACTTATTACAAATAATAAGAGAGGCTGCAGAATCTACCGCTCCATCTGCCGTTTCTGTGGCAGAAGTATAAGCAAGTTTAGATACTTCTACAGAACCTTTTCCTTGCCCGTTTAGTTTTAAGTTAATATTTGTATCAGCTCCTTCAGCTTGAACTGTTGGATTACTTCCAGACACTTGGTTAGTTATCTTTAAATTATTAACAGCACTTGAAGTAGAAGTTAGGTTGATCATAGTGGCTCCAGCTGAATCAATTATTGATTGCTGAATCTTAGGCCTATAAATTGTAGGTGACGTTAAGGTTTTATTTGTTAAAGTGTCTGCTGTAGCTCTTCCTACTAATGTGTCAGTAGAAGTTGGTAACGTAATCGTACCAGTATTTGAAATAGTTGATATAATTGGTGCAGTTAACGTCTTATTCGTTAATGTGTCAGTGGTATCTTTTAACACTATAGTACCAGTGGCATTTGGTAGACTTATCGTTCTATCGGCTGTAGGATCTGTAGCTATCAAGAACGTTTCATGAGAATCTATGGAAGCTCCTTCAAAAACAACCGCACTATCTGTAAACGATACTCCGGTTGAAAGCGTAGCGCTGTCTCCACCAAGTCTGGTATATAGTTCTATTAAATTTTGATTTATTTTAGTTCCAGCAGTACGAAGAGTATCTCCTGTACCGTCATTTGCTGAACTACCAATATTAATGTTTTGCCTAGTCATTTTAATTCCTGATATATTGTTCTATTTATACTAGAAAGATGAATCACTGGTGTATCTAGTGAACATTTCATTGTCCATAGTCTCTGTAGTTAGCGAGAAGTCAGGTCTTGCTGCACCTGCGCTGTCTCCGATGTCACTATCATCAAACTTGAACGAGTTAACTCCAATAAGTTGTGCAGTATTAGAATAAAATTTATCAATTTGTTGAGCCGAAAGATTTTGATATACACTTACAATTTGGTCTAAGCCTACTCTAAATGTTGTAGCATCTGAATCAATTAATCCAGTCATCTGAGTAAACGATGAAACCGGAGATAATAAAGCTTCAGAAGTCAATATCGGTCCAACAGCTGAATCTAATACAACTAACGGAGCAGAAAGACTTAAACTTGCTTCTCTTTCAACTATAACTTCTCCTGCAAAGAAAAATCCTGCAGGATGTACAAACTTTTTATATAACTCACTCCACTGAGAAGTATCTATACCTACTTTAATAAGTAGCGAAAAGATCTGGTACAATTCAGCATTTTGTATAAATTTTAGAGATTCCGTACCAATCTCTGATTCTCCAACCGTAAATATCTGTCTCTTAGGATATTCAACTTCTGCAGCTTGTTGAAAGAATAATCTAAAAAACTCTTCAATAGAAAATCTACTTCCTTTATGTTGAGCAAATTGAGCAAGTCTTGTAAGAGCAAATCTTACGTCAGAAAAGTTTTCACCAGTTTTTAAGCCACCAGCAATTTCTGATACAAGATTGTTTAAAAACTGAGTCTGCGTCGCATGTATGTCACGCGTGTCAAATAGTCTTCTATTGTCTTCTCCAAATCCATGAGGACCATCAGAATCCATAAACTCATAATAATTTTCTAAGAAAGATACGAGCTTTGGAAAATCAGCAGTAAAATACTCCGGAAGAGATTCTCTAACTTTTCTTACTTGAAAACTTCTAGGTCTTCTATTAAGATGTGGATTTTGCGACATATTATAATGTTACCTGCGTATTCTGAAAATCTAGTTGAGCTTTAGAAGTTGATAATGTTCTATCAATATCTAGAATATAATTACGTAGAGGTCTTATTGTATTTTGATTTGCTGGAGTAATATCTACTCTTATGCCAGAGCCTTCAAATGCAGAAGGATTAAATCCTGTAAAAGTAACAGTACCAGTAGCACCTACGTATGAGCCTATATTATCTACAACAACGTCACCATCATTATTAAAAACTTGTAATTTAGTAGACTTTAAAAGATTTTTAATGGTACAAGTTTGCCCATTTAAAGTAAATCTTGAAGTAGTCAAAGTATGATTAACATCATCTGGCGTGGCTATGGCCACTGGAAAGTTAACAGTATATTGAAGTGTTTCTCCTACCGATGGAGTAAAAGTTTGATTAAGTTTTACATCCATCTTAGAGTTAAGAATAGCTTCGTCCAAAGCGTCTAGTTGAGTTAATAAGTTAGATCTTCTAAACACTTTGTTAAACTTATTTAAGTTAGTAGAGAAGAAGTTATTAATAGTCGTTTGAACTAGATTTTCAACTGTTTTAGACGTAGAACTCGTTAAGTCTGGATCTAAGTTAAAAGTAGTATTTATTTGAACATTTGTAGTTATAGGATCGACAAAAACTGTATCGATAGACATTATGGCTAAGTTATCTGTAAGTTCTGTTCTTATAGTATCTTTAACGTTCTGTTGAGTGTCATCAGCGATATTGGATTTAAACTTAAGTCCAACAAATACTTTTCCAAACTGAGGAGGTTGATTATCAGCTCCGCCAAATGAAGTTACGTCATCTAAGAACGAACCGTAGTTTGCCAAAATTTGAGCAGTATAGTCTTCTGCAGTAACGAGTCTTCTTTGGGCCGTGAAAGATATAGGAGCATTTTGTCTTATTGATTCTATACTTTCTTTAAACGCTCCGCCTGATGCGTTACTTTCAGTAACGGTAGTTAAATTAATTGGTGATCCATCTACGGTGATAGTAGTTGTAGGCGAGAACGAAGAAGCTCCGTTAGCGGCTGTAGCTTTAGTAGATAGATAATCAATTACAATTTTATTTCCAGCTTCTGGGGCTTTTCCAGTAGATATACCATCTCCAAATATTACTTCAAAGTAGCCATTTGGAACTTCTTTTATTTGAAAGAGTGTAGAAGTATTTGTTATTCTTATCGCTTGATTAATATTAGTATAAGTATCAAAAGCCGTTGATGATGCAGTCGCAAACACTCTTACTCTGATAGTAGTGGTGTCCATTGTAACATCTGGAATAACGTAAATTTGTGAATCACCAGTTTCACCAACAAAGAAAGTCTTTGTTTTTTCTTGTCCTTCGAATACTGGAATACCAGTTTGACCATTTCCATCTAAGAACTGATAAAGTCCTGCTCCATCATCTAAAGCCGTAAAATTTTCTCGAGTTTGAAACGTATAAGAAACATCATCAACTGAAGTTGTAAACTGCGTGTTTCTTGGCAGTGTGATTGCAGTTGGTCTAGTTGACGAAGCCACAGAAAGAGATAAGTTAAGTTTAGCTTGAGCAGACGAGTAAGATCTTGGAACATATCCTAAAGCTTCAGCATGAGAAACTATTGAACTTCGAAGCTGTGCTGTATTTAAAAAGCTTTCATTTAAGGCAAAGTTACCAATAAGACCATTGAAATGTGTGTTATAAGCTAAAACGTCTAGTACATTACTTAGTCCAGAAGCTTCAAAATCGTAATCAGCAAATTCTGTTTTTTGTTTAAGAAAGTCTTTAAGTTTAGTTTTGATAGTATCAAAATCTAATTGAGTTGATTTAATTGTTGTTGCCATTTATCTTAACCTCGTTAAAGAAACTTCCACTTGCACCTGTTGAGCTGTATTAACAACTTGAAAGAACACCGTAACTTTTACTTCGTTCTCGTCTGGACTTATGATACTATTTATGTTAAGTACTTTTGCCCTAGGTTCGAAGTCTTCTATTGACTTTATTATTCTCTCTTCTAGCGAATCATCATCAATATCAGTGCTTAATCTAAAAAGCATTGAATTTAAATCACCACCATATCTCGGCAAGAAAGGTTTCTCTGCAAAATTTGTAAGTAACAAATTTCTTACAGCTTGTTTTACTGCCGCTGCGTTACTCTTTTTAAAAATATCTCCAGAAGGCTTCTTTGTAAATGACAGGTCTATATCTTGATAACCTACGGTTCTGGCCGTAGTTATGGTTTTATTACCAAGATTTCCATCTTCTATTGAAAAAGCTCTTGCTGGCATTATATTTCCTTTATTGTCTATTTATAACGAAATTTCTTCGTTTGGATCTAAAATTTCCATTAGTTCGTTAGTAGACTGCACGTAATTATTAAATCTGGTTTCAACTTCATTTTGATAAGTTACTGTCCATGGAGGAATAATCTCTGGCATCACCAATATCAACTGAACGTTTAAACTTCCATCAGGATTATAGATATCGTAATCTAATATTAACTTATCAAACTGTAATAAGTTTTTAAGATATATTGCTAAGTCAAATGTTTTTTCATTATCTACTTGACCATTTTCGTCTATGAGTTCATAGACTACTGCACGGCCTCTTGACATTAAATAATTTATTCCATCACTGACATCAAGAGTCTCACCCGGCTCAGCCCGGTATAAGCCTTCGACGACTTGCAATCTATGATTAGCAAACTCTCTACTACAAGTAGCAGAGTTAACTACCTTCATAGCCCGAGCTTGTAACACATATTGTTTTGCTAATCGCATTCTATCGTCATCTTCAATTATATGAGTCAATGTAACTGGATCACCAAGACCTCCTAAAAAAGTAGCCATAGTAATCCCAGGCGCTAATCTAGTTCTGCTAGTTATCTCTTCTTGAAACAAAGGATTAAACTTTGGATCAGGAAAGTATGTAGTCTTATATGTTTTTGCCATTCGTTTACCTAATTATGTAAATAACTTTGAAGTAGTAGCTGCTCTACCGACCGGTTGATCTGGTCTCATAGGCGACTTTTCACTACCAATTATTCTTCCAGTTTTCCCAGGAGCTATGTTAGCAAACCCAGGAGATATTATACCTTCAGATAAAATTGCTCCAATAAACTCTTCATTATTTAAATTATTAGCGTCCCTTAACTTTGATCTTGCTTCTCTAGTTGTGAGCAAGGTTTTTGACACGCCACCATAATTTGTAGTTTGATCAATTTTATCTTTTAAGAAATTACCATCATCAACGTCAACTCTTCTTATCCCTTTTGGAGAATTGTTTAATATAGCTTGAGCTACAGCATTTGTAACTTGAACAGTATTCTTATTTGTCGCTGTAGTATCAGTTGCGCTATGTCCACCAGTACCAGCACCTGCACCTAATGAAGTTGCAACTAAAGCTTTTGCCGATTGATTGGCATCAATTGCTTGAGTGGCTGTACCAACTAAATCGCCTCTAAAAGTTGTTGAAGTCATTTCAGTTGAGTTAATTCTTGGAATATGAGCGGTCTTTCCGTATACTACCATTTCTTCTCCACCAATAGTTCCACTGTCTCCTGCCACTAACAGAGAAGAAGAAGCGATATTAGCACTTCTTGTTGAAAGTGTTATTTCGTTTTCTGCTGTAAGGATTAAAGTATCACCGTAAGTTTGAGTTACGTTAGATCCAACTATCTGTGTTACGTTACCTTTAATAGTTTCAAATCTATCTCCAAGTATTACTTCTGATTTAGTACCGGCAATTTGTTCAGTTTTGCTACCAACAATTTCAATTTCTTGATTTCCAGCAATCTCTTGAATAAATCCTCTTTTTACTGTCTGTTCTAAATCACCGTCAGTTTTTATATTGAAGTCACCACCAACTTCAATGTCAAAATCTCCGGCAACTTTTAATTTAAGGTTACCATTATAGTGAAGTTCACCATCACCATCTACGATAACTTTCTCGTCTTCTGCAGTAACTCTTACTGTATTTTTTGTAGAACTATAAATGACAGTTCCATCTGCTCTCATCTCTACGCCTGATCCTGTTCTATGGCGTATCATGACTCTTTGAGCATTTGGTGTATCATCATATTCAATAATATGGCCAGAAGCTGTTTCTTTAACTTGATTGTTTGGATATACAGACACTGGTTCAGATTCAAGTTCTAAATCTAAACCTGAAACACTTCCACCTAAATATACATTAGTTCTTTTAGAGCCTCTTGCTTTGTCGTTTACTCCAGATCCTTGAAGATATTCAGGCTTAGGAAACACACCTTCAGGATCTTCATAGCCATGCTGAGCATTTTCTAATTCTCTTAATTTAGCTGGATTTACATTTTGATCTAAATTTTCGAATATTTCTGTCATTATCTTAAAAATCCTAATTTGTTTGCTATAGTGTTAGCTATTTTGTTATTACCTGCAACGTCTTTTATATTTCTATTAAAAGCTCCAGCAGCTTTATCGATGGCAGCTGTTTTATTTTTGATGATATTATCAGAATTAAACTTACCAATAGAACCATTCTGAGCATTTTTAGCTTTTTCTATTTCGGCTTGTAAGTCAAAGTCATCACTAGAAATTTTATCAAGGCCTGTATTCATCTCACCTATAGCCGCATCTAAGTCTTTTTGTATCTTAGTGCCATCGACTTGATTAATCTTATCAAAGTCTTGAGCCACTTTATCAAAGCTAAATTTACGCTTTGAATTAAAAGCAGTTTCTGCTGGCTTTGCTAGTTTCTTTGGTTTGATAAACGCAGCTTCTTTTTTAGTAGGTGACGAAGTTATTTTTGTTGGGTCCTCTACATTATTTACTTTACTAAACTTTTCTCTAAGAGCTTCAACATCTATCCCAGGACCTAAGTATCTTAAATCATACTCGTAATCTCCAAACACGTTAGCACCTTCAAAAGATTCATAAAATAATTTTGTAAAGTTTTCCAACGCTCTTTGTTGATCTGCGTTAACCGGATGCTTTTCCGAAGCTACAATAGTAAGTTGAACACCGTCTAAATCAAACATAGTTTCAGATCTAGTAAGGTCTATAGGTCTTCCTCTTTGTATAGATCCATTTGTAAGAATAACATAATGAGCTTGTAATCCAAAATCAAATGGTTTATTCTTCATCTTTGTATCTGCTTTTTTAACAGCATCACTAGCAGAATTACCTTGACTTTGAAATTCTTTTACAAGTGCGTTCTTTTGAGCTTCAATGGATAATTCATGTAATCTTTTCGCGTTTACTTCTTTTGGTCCTCCCCAAACTTTTGCAGTCCAGCCTATAACTAATGTTCTTATAGATCTTTTTGTATCTTCTTTTCCTCTTTGAGAATTTTCAAAGTCTGTTTTTAATTCATTAAATCCATCAATAACTTCAAAAGCATAATCACTTGGTGTTGTAAGTCCAGTAAAACCACCAGCATGCTGTTGTAGATCTTTAATAAAAGATGGTGTTATCGCGTCAGCAGTAAGTTCACTTTTACCAATCAACTTAGATAGATTAGTATCAAAGTTAGGTTTTCCAGTCTTAAAATCTAATCCTTCAATAAAATTTGGTGGCTCTTTAAATCCTTCTGGAACTACAGCTCCTGGGGCTAAAGCACCAAACTTATTCTTAATGTCACCTGAAATATCTGGCAAACCATTAAGTGGATTGATAGGCTTTACACCTTTTGTTTTTACTGCGGCCAAAGCAGCTTGAATATTAGTTCCACTTCTTCCAGCCGCTTTCGATATTTTACCAAAAATATCTGAACTCAATGGATCACCTTGATTAAATATTTCACTAGTTTTTTCTTTTATAGTTTTTTGAGTTTGTGTTGTTATTTGTTTTTGTGGACTTCTACCAGATTGAAAATTTTGCATTGCTTTTTCTAAGATATTACCAGTTGACGCTGATAGTTTATCAGTTGCTGGTTTGAATTTAGTTAATATCTGTCTCGCTTTTTCTGGTTTAAGATTTAAATTTTTTTGAAAAGTTCTAAGTTGAGCTTTTGCACTTCCATCTGCAACTACTGATTTTAGAAAAGCTTTTGGTTGTATTCCAGTATCTCCAAATAAAGTTTTAGTTTCATTAGCTAGTGCATTTGTTACTACACCAATGCCTTCACCAGCATTTTCTTCCAATACACTCGGTGCTGCTTTTTTTCTAAAAGCTTTTATAGGCTTTCCACCTGCAAACAAGCTTTTTATACCTGCTAGTGATTCGCCCATATTATTAATAGGTGCACCTTCAAGTAAACTTCTTTCGGCTTTTACATTTTCAGCGGTTGCTAACATTTGAGGTTTTATCTGTGCCTCAATATTAGTTACCGCATTGAATAACTCAGGAGGAACTGACTGTTGAAACTCTTCTCGAGATACAGATTTTTCGTATTCAACTTTTATTTTAAACTGTGGCTTCTTTGTTTTTACAGTTACCTTATTATTGCTAAAAGTAAATTGACCAGTAAAGAGTCTTTTTCCGATAGAACTTTGATTTTGAAATACAGTAACTTGTATGATTTCTAAAACGTTAACGTCGTTCGGAATTTGTACCGATCTGCCTCTTCCTTCTTCAATCGCCATTTACGTCGTTGCTCCTATACCTAATTTTTTATAGACCTCATTAGCAAAAGCTACTCTTTGGTTAGTATGAGCTAAATCTTTATTTGGTCTTTCATACTTATCTTGAAACACTATAGTTGCTTCTTTTACTGTTTTTGTTTTTCTTAATTTACCAAGACCTAAGTATGGTGTAGTTTCTAGTTCGAACTTTACAAACTTAAGTTGTGTTTCTATATCTCTATAATTTAAATTTCTTTGATTAGCAAAATCTACTAATTGACCAAACCTATTTCCAGCTGCCTTTGCTGGATTCCATTGCGCGATTCCAAAACTATTTTCATCTTCGAATCCAGATCTGGCTGAAGGATTTAAGTCTCCATTATTAGCATTTGCACCAGATTCTACCATAAAATTACCAATCATTCCACAAGCTTGTTTCTCTGTAAATCCACCACCAGCTTCTGAAACGAAAAAATTAAACGCTTTTTCAGTATTAGTATTTCCTGTTATTTGTATATCTATTAAAGAATCAGCCTTGTCTAATTGTTCAGATAATTCATTGTCATCTAATTCTATTTTAGGTATTGAACCTAAGACCAGAGGAAGTTGAGAATTTTTGCCGTCTAAAAATATACCAAAGACTTGTGCTCTATTTTTTAAGTTACAGTTTGCGCCTAATCCAGAACTTCCATCTTCAGTAACTGGTATATTAACCTGTGCCCATGGTAAATCTTGGTTAGGA